CACGACAAAGCAGATGGCTGAATTCTTAACTGATATTGAAATGTGGTGCTTGAAAGATGGCGTGAAGCTGACTTGTCCAGATGATCTTAAATATGTGATGGAGACGGGCTAAGTAATCAGCTATTCTAAAATGCCAAAAATAATCACGTGATACGAAATGAAAGTAAAAGACTTAATTAAAGAACTTCAGAAGTTAAATCCTGAACTCGATGTCTATACACTAAGTGAAGATGATGAAATAACAAAAGGCAAGAATGTGGCTGAAGTGTTTGCGATTAAGGATGTTAGCTCCATGGTGGTGGAGGTCAGCCGAGATGAACAATACAAGCCTAAATTTGTATTCTACCCAGTAGAGAAAGGGCAGGAAGTTTGCTTTATAAATTTTACGCCTGATTTTTGAATAAGACCTCCTTCGGGAGGTTTTTTAATACCTGCAATTTGGAGAATGAATATTTATGGCGAACCTAACACCCAAACAGCAAAGGTTTGTCGATGAGTATTTGATAGACCTGAATGCTACACAAGCTGCGATTCGTGCGGGATACAGTGAAAAGACAGCAAAAGAGATTGGAAGCGAAAACCTCACAAAACCTAACATTGCAAAAGCCATTCAAGAGGCACAGTCAAGACTATCAAATAAAGCACAAGTCACTGTTGAAATGGTTGTGCAGGGCTTACTTAAAGAAGCACAGGATTATGCGAAAGGCTCTACACAATCAGCGCGTGTTTCTGCTTGGGCGCATCTTGGTAAGCACTTAGGCATGTTTAAAGACAAGATTGAGCATTCAGGCGACCCGAACAATCCAATCAACATGAGTTTAAAGGTGGTATTCGAAGATGAAGGAGAAACGAGTACCGAGTAAATTTAAGCCGCTTTATACACACCTAAAAAACAATAAGCTGTTTTACGTGTATCACGGTGGACGTGGTGGTGGTAAGTCTTGGGAAATTGCAGATTTTCTACTGATCGAGGGCGCAAAACAAAAGCATCGCATTTTATGTTGTCGTGAAGTGCAAAAGTCAATTAAACAGTCTGTGCATAAGTTATTGTCAGATCGCATTGCAGCACTAGGCTTAGGTCACTTCTATCAAATCTTAGAAACAGAAATACGTGGCATAAACGGCACTGAATTTAGCTTTGCTGGCCTGTTGAATCATACAGTTGAATCAGTCAAATCATTTGAGGGTGCAACAATCACCTGGATTGAAGAAGCGCAAACTGTGAGTGCGTTCTCATTGTCTATTCTTATTCCTACAGTTGTTCGTACTTCTAAGCCGATGGTTATCATGTCAATGAATCCAAAGCTACCAAGTGACGCTGTTTATTCGCAATACGTGCTTGGTGAACGTGACGACACAGTTGTGGTGCAGATTAATTACACCGACAACAAGGAATGCCCATCTGAACTGATTGCATTGGCTGAACAAATGAAAGCCGATGATTACGACCAGTATGAGCATATTTGGTTAGGTAGACCGAAAGAAATCGCAGATGGCGCAATCTACAAAGCTGAGTTTGAGCAGATTAAGCGTGAAAACCGTATCTGCAAAGTTCCACATGACCCTAATTTACCTGTTTACACATCATGGGATTTAGGGATTCTTGACCCTACAGCAATCTGGTTTTTTCAGATTTACGGCAAAGAAGTCCGAGCGATTGATCATTACGAAGAAAACAATGAGCCGCTGGCGCATTACGCTCGCATTCTTGATGAGAAAAAGCAGAAATACGGCTATCAGTACGAAAAGCATTTTGCACCGCATGACATTGCAGCACGTGATTTATCCAGTGGTGTAAGTCGTGAGCAAACCATGGCCAATCTCGGTTATCGAATGAATAAAGGCGCAAGGCTAGGTGTTGAGGATCGTATCGAAGCATCACGGCAATTCTTGAAAAACTGTTGGTTTGATGCTGAAAAATGCAAACACGGTATCCGTGCATTGCAAAACTATCGTCGTGAAATTAACGACAAGCTAGAGCAGTTTAAGGCGACGCCAGTGCATGACTGGGCTTCGCATAGCTCGGATGCGTTTGGTGAGGGTGCAATCAACATTAACAAGATGACTGAGGCAACAAAATCAGCTCCACCACCACCGCCGCCGCGTCAAAACTCTTGGATGGGATAACATGAAAGAATTTTGGAATGATATAAAAATACCCCTGCTTTGTTTATTGTTTTTAAGTATTGGGCCTGCACAGTGTGCTTACGACAACTATGTTAAGTGGCAAGTTGCCAAGGCTGCTAAAGAGGTAGCTAAATGAGTGAAAACAAAGAAGATCAAAGCATTCTTGATGCAGCAAAGAAATTTAGAAGTTATGCGCAAGACTATTGGCGTGATATTTACGACAAAGGCTTAGAAGATAAGCGTTTCGTCACTGTAAAAGGTGCGCAATGGGATTCCCAAGCGTTAAAGCAGCGTCAATTGCAAGGCAAGCCGACACTTGAAATCAATTTGGTGCGTACTTATGTGCAGCAGCAAATTAATACGATGCGTCAAAACCGGCCACAAGCCAAAGTTGTGCCAGTGGACAGCGGTGCCGATCCTGAAATTGCTAAAGTGATGGAAGGCTTGATTAAAGACGTTGAAGAAGCGTCAGGCTTTGAAAATGCTTTAGATGTTGCAGCAGCGAATCAGGTGCATTCTGCAATCGGTTTTTATCGAATCGTGACTGATTACGTGAACGAGCAATCATTTAATCAGGAGCCGCGCTTTCAGCCAGTTGTGAATCCTCAGGCTGTACTTATTGACCCGCTTTCAAAAGAGCTAGATGGCTCAGATATGAGCAAGGCTTTAGTGTGTGAATGGGTTGATAAAAATCAACTTGAGCTTGAATACGGCAAAGAAGCCTATTCTGATTTTGACATGGAAGGCAACACGGATTGGCACAACGAAACTGAAAATACTGTATGTGTTGCTGAATATTTTTATAAAGAACAGGTTGCTGATACACTCTATATGCTCGCAGATGGTACGACAGAGTTTAAATCTGTGCTACTGGAAGAATGGGATGAAAGCGAACTTGAGCAACTTGTTGTAAATGAGCGCAAAACATCGCGTACAGAAATCAAATGGGCTAAAGTCACAGGTTGCAAAGTTTTAGAGACAGGTGTTTTCCCTGGTCAATATATCCCGATCTTTCCCGTATATGGCGAAGTGACTTGGGAAGAAAACAAGCGACACGTTTACTCATTGGTTCACTATGCAAAAGATGCACAGCGACTATTCAACTACTGGAAGTCTACAGAAGCGCATATCTTGCAGAAAAACCAAGATGAAATGACCATTTTGGATAATAAGGGTATTGCTGGTTTTGAGGAATGGCAGAACCCATCGGGTGCAATGTATTTGAGATACAACTTCACTGATGACAATGGCAATCAGATTCCAGCACCAATGAAACTAGGCGCAGCAGCACCACCGGTTGGCATTCTGAATGCAAGTGAATCAGCCAAAGCGCTTATCCCAGATATTCTGAACATGCATGCGCCGCAGATGGGGCAGGATGTAAACCAACAATCAGGTGTGGCGATTGGCTTGCTACAGCGTCAATCAGACACAGCGCAATTTCACTTCCAGGATAATCTAAACAAAACAATCCGTCATTCAGCGCGCGTTTTGCTTGGTTTATTCCCAATTTTGTATGATACAGAGATGGTGCGTCGTATTGTCGGTGCGGATGGTGATAGTGAGTTGGTGAAGTTAAATGCACAGCCTGAAACGCAAGATGAACAAGCGCGTGCCATTAACGGCATTCTAAATGATATGTCGATTGGTCGTTTTGACGTGCGCATGGATACTGGTCCAAGCTTCAATACGCAGCGTGAACAGTCATTTGCACTGATGATGCAGCTTGTACAAAGCAATCCAGCATTGTAACTTGGTCGCTGATCTAATCGTGATTAACTCGCCATTGTTGAACTCTAAAGAGATTGCAGAACGTGTGAAGATGCTTGTGCCACCTCAAGCACTGGGTAAAGACAAGATCGACCCTGAGCAAGCCAAAGCACAGATTGCACAGCTTGATCAGCTTGTGCAGAAAATGACAGCCGATCTTGAAATGCTGCAGCAGCAACTGAATGACAAGAATGCAGAGCGCAATATTGAAGTCTTTAAAGCTGAACTACAGGCTCAAAAAGATATTCAGGTTGCGCAGATCAATGCAGCAAGTCGTTCCGATGTTCAAGAATTGCGTAGTGTTGCTGAATTGCTTAAACAGCAAATGAATGGCATTCAAAACGCAATGCAGTACATGCCAGAGCAATGGTTACAACAGGGCGAGGGCGTAGACAGTTACGCACCAAGCCAACCGATTTTACCGCAGTCTGATGGATTTGAGCCGCCACCAGATATGACGCAATCAGACTTACAAGACCCTGCCAATGAGCAGGGTTTTTTAATGCCTGAAGAAAGTGCTCAGCAAGACTTCGCTCCCGAGATTAGCCAATTCGGGGACAGCGCAACGGCTGAAGAAGGTGGATTGATTCCACCATTGGAGAATTTAAATGACAGTGGACAATTCTGAAGCTCAAGACATCGTTGATACCACCGCAACGGAAAACACAGGTGCTGAAAGTCAAGAGATTAAGGAATGGGGTCAGGATGAAACACAGGAACCTGAACAAGCTCAAGAAGAAAATCAAGAGCCTGAAAAGCAGGAGCCTGAACCTGAAAAACCAAAAAAGTCACGCGCTCAAGAGCGCATTGAGCAGTTAGCACGTGAAAAGGCTGAATTGGCGGCAAAACTTGCAGCTTATGAAACCAAGACGCAGGCAACTGAAATCAAGCGCCCGGTGATTGATGACTTTGAAGATTTTGGTGAATACGAGGCGGCACTTGAGAAATATCACATTGATCAAGCTGAAGCGCGTGTTTTAGCAAAGTTGGATGAGCGTGAATCACAAAAAACAGAGCAGCAAAAGCAAGCGGAATTTGAAGCTGCAGTTGCAGAAATTGGAGATCAGGGTATTGATTTTCAAGAATATGCAGCCAAAGCGGAAAGCTTGCCACAACTGCCCGTGACTTTAGATCAGTTTGGACTATCTGCAAAAGATACTTGGCTTTTAGCTAAAAAACTGATTGATGACGAAGCGACTTACATTGAATTGTCACAGATGAGCGCGGTGCAAGCTGCGGCAAAAATCGGGCAAATCATTGCTTCAGAGCAAACCCCAAAAACCGCCCCACCTGTATCAAAAGCTCCACCACCAGTTAAACCCGTGCAAGCCAATGCGCCTGCCGTTCGTGACCCATCGAAAATGAGCGATGACGAATGGTATCGGGAACAAGTTAAACAACGAAAAGGTAAATAATTTATGGCTAACAAT